GCTGAATCTGAAACTTCGGATGAAGATGGAGGCAATTCATCTTATGCTGATGAAAACGCAGGTGTCGATGATGAAGATACGGTCGAAAGCGTGACTGAAAAGAATGCACAATCTTCTATGGACAAAATGTTGGTCAATAATTCCAACATTCAATATAAGTATGTAACTCTGCCGACTTTCAATTACGATCTCATTGTGGATGATTATAAAAAGGTTTATGCAGAAATGCATGATCCCAAAAATGAATTCAAAAATGTCTACGAGAACTTAACTCCCAGTGCTCGCAAGAAGCTGTGTCTAGAATCTTTCAATGAGTTTATGAATGCTGAGAAAAATTCTATCTCCTATATGGTGAAAGAATTTGAGCAAAAGAAAGCTGCGGATACTTATTCTCGAATTGCTGTTGCTAAAACAGGAATGCTCGATACCAACAAACTCCATACTTACAAGTACAATGAAGACATCTTTAGGCGCATCTCCACTGTTCCTGAAGGTAAGAATCATGGCTTTGTGATGCTTTTGGACTGGTCTGGTTCAATGTTCTACAATCTCAAAAATACTCTGAGGCATCTTTTTGGTCTGGTCATGTTCTGCAAAAAGACGCAAGTGCCATTTGAAGTTTATACTTTCCGTTCCGATCCTGGTATTCAAAAACAGCATAATTCTTCTGAATTGTATTTTGATAATTTCAAATTGCGTAACATCCTTTCGTCGAGGATGAATACTGCAACATTGCGTGCAATGATGTTGAAGTTGTGGGAAATTGCAAATGGTATTCTTGTTCAATGTGATGCGTTACTCTCTACACCTCTCAATCAGGCAATCCTTTGCTTTGATAAGATCGTGAATGATTTCAAATCGAAGCATAAAGTCCAAGTTATGAATACGATTATCATCACGGACGGACATTCTGATCCTTGGCGAGTTACTTCTTCTTACGACTATAAAAAGCAACTTGTATATGTCTTCCAGGATCCTCTGACCAAGAAAACTTATTATCACGATAAATATGATCGTTCATATTATCAAACTGTAATTGCCCTAAAAGTTCTGAAAGAACGTACCGGTTCAAACGTCATCGGATTCTTTTTGAATAGTGGCAAAATTACAAAATTGAGCTATATGATGCAATTTTCTGATGCCCAAAAAGTAAAATATCACGATGACAAGTTTCTTGGTATCACAAATGCTGGATACGATGAATACTATATCATCAATATCTCTAAGCTAGGTATAGCTGATGAAGAACTGGATGTGTCCACTAATATGACCAAGAATAAAATCTTCAAGAACTTTGTAAAGTTTTCCAACAAAAAGTCCGTCAATCGTATTATGTTGTCCAAGTTTGTTGACAGGATCGCAAAAAATATGCAGAGTGCCACTTGACAACCACCTCCACCTGTGCTAAGATTACACACAATCGAAACAAAGGAACACAAGATGCCTAAGACTGTGGATCGCAACTTCTTCTTCCAGGCAGTTGCTCAGGAACTCGGTGACATTGATACGATCAATCGCCAACAAGTTCTGGATGTTTGTGATAAGTATGATATCAGCTATCCTGCATGGTTCATGAACGATGCAGATCGTCGCGTCTCTCGTGGTGTTTATAGTCTTTTTAATTCGAAGCAAGTAAAGATGAAGAAAGTTGAAGTCGCGAAGCAGGAAGTTGAACCTGTGGATAATGACGTCAAGGCTGCTATGGTGTTATCTGTTGTTCCTCTGAGTGTGGAAAACAGTATGGCGCATTCCCTTGTTCCTGATCGTGTCAATGGTTATGTGCCATTTGGCAACTTCAAGGATGTTCAGTCGATTATCAAGTCTGGTCGATTCTATCCGATGTATATTACCGGTCTTTCTGGTAACGGTAAGACTATGATGGTCGAGCAGGTATGTGCCGCTGAAAAGCGTGAATGCATTCGTGTCAATATTACCATCGAGACGGATGAAGACGATTTGATCGGTGGTTTCCGCTTGCAAGATGGTAAAACTGTCTGGCAGAATGGTCCAGTTGTCCATGCCATGGAACGTGGTGCAATTCTGCTCCTTGATGAGGTCGACCTTGGTTCGAACAAGCTTATGTGCCTTCAACCTGTGCTTGAAGGTAAACCAATCTTCCTCAAAAAGATTAATAAGCTGATTACTCCAGTCAAGGGCTTTAACATTATTGCTACTGCAAACACTAAAGGTAAAGGTTCAGAGGATGGTCGATTCATTGGCACCAATGTCATGAACGAAGCTTTCCTTGAGCGGTTTTCTGTCACGATGGAACAAGAATATCCTGAAGAGAAGGTAGAGGTCAAAATTCTACACAATCTTCTGGATTCTCTGACATCTCGGAGTGCCGAAGATACCGACTTTGTTGCTAAGTTGATAAAGTGGGCTGATGTTATTCGTAAGTCTTTTGCAGAAGGTGCGGTAACAGAAATCATCTCGACTCGGAGACTTGTCCATATTTGTGAAGCATATGTTATCTTTGATCGTAAACGTGAAAAGTGCATCAATCTGTGCTTGAATCGATTTGACATTGATACCAAGAATGCTTTTCTCGATCTTTATAAGAAGCTGGATGAGACTGTAAATCCTGTGCCTGCTCCTGAAGTTGCTCCAGCTAAAGATGAAATCCCTTTCTAAAGAATTAGTGGAATAATCCACTATTACTGAATGGTGAGTCACACACCATTCAGTTTCAAATCCCAGTGACAAAATGGAGAAAATATAATGAGTCAAATTGGTCGTATTGAGAAGGTTCTTCTTGCTAATAACGAGTATCCAGGTCTTACTGCTGCTCAGGTAGCAAAGAAGGCTGGTGTTTCTCGCTCTACAGTTTACAAGCGAGTTTCGGATCTTCGAAATCTCCATGGTATGCGCATTTACTCAAACACTCGCAAGGTAAATGGTCATCCTAAGACATATTACCGAGCAGCGTAATATATCTTCACTATATAGAGAGGGGAGAAATCCTCTCTCTTTTTTTATTGAAAATTATTATGTTCAATAAAAAACTTTAAATAATGTGAAGGAGATTAATAATGGAGATTAAAATCAAAGCTGAAGATTTGAGGAAAAAGAAATTGATGGTGTGTACTCCGATGTACGGTGGAAATTGTGTCGGACTTTATATGAAATCCTGTCTCGATCTTCAGACACTATGTATTCGGTATGGTATCGAAATTAGGTTCTCATTTCTATTTAATGAATCACTAATTACCCGTGCAAGAAACTATCTTGTAGATGAATTCTTACGATCAGGATTTACGCATCTACTTTTCATTGATTCGGATATCAATTTTGATCCAAACGATGTTATTGCACTCCTTGCACTAGATAAAGATGTAATTGGTGGTCCATATCCTAAAAAATCTATCAACTGGAATGCAGTATGGAAAGCATCGAAACGATTGCTGAATGACCCATCGTTCGATGAATCTAAATTCAATCCGGGCGAACTTGAAGGTGTGGCAGGTGATTATGTCTTTAATGCAGTACCTGGGACAACTCAATTTAAGGTAACCGAACCTCTTGAAGTTATGGAGATTGGTACGGGATACATGATGATCAAACGTGAAGTGTTCGATAAGTTCAAAGAGGAATATCCACATCTCAATTATAAACCAGACCATCGAGGTCAAGCCAACTTTGATGGTTCACGATACATTCATGCATACTTTGATACAGTAATTGATCCTGATTCTCACAGATATCTAAGTGAAGATTATATGTTTTGTCAGTATTTTCGGGCAATAGGTGGAAAGATATATCTTTGTCCATGGATGCGTACTGAACATGTTGGTACATATGGTTTTAAAGGCGACATGCCAAAGATAGCTGCCATAACCGGGGCATTGTGAAATTAAAATTCACGTAAAAATTGGAGAAATAAAATGCTACTAGGACTGGTGGGTTTTGCAGGTGCAGGTAAAGATACTGTAGCTAATGTGTTAGTTGAAGAATATGGCTTTCAAAAGTTTAGTTTCGCGAGTGCCCTCAAAGATGCGGCAGCATCAATTTTTGGTTGGGATAGAAAGCTTTTGGAAGGTGATTCTGAAGAAAGCAGACTATTTCGCGAAACACCAGATAAGTTTTGGTCAATCAGATTTGGTTATGATCTGTCTCCCAGAACTGCATTGCAATTGTTGGGTACTGAATCTGGTCGAGAAGTATTTCATGAAAATATCTGGATATATTCACTGGAAAGAAAAATCATGAATGTGCCAAATGTCGTTATTTCAGATGTTAGATTTAAAAATGAAATTGACTTCGTTCGATCAAAGAACGGATTCTTAGTTCGTGTTTCAAGAGGTAAAGATCCTGAATGGTATGATACCGCATATGACCATAATGTGAATGAAAAATATGAAATGGGGAAAAAATATCCAGACGTGCATCTTTCCGAGTGGTCATGGATTGGTACTAAATTTGATTATGTTCTCGACAATTCTGGAAGTAAAGCAGAAATTCCACCAATGCTAAGGCACATGACCAGAATTTTCACTGGTCCAATTCTACAAACTGTTTGACATTCCCAGTATGTTGAGGTATAATTACACAATGAAAATTTTTATGACAAACTTCAAAATAATGATGGATCAACCAGGAGTAGTAACACTAACTACTGCTGTAGTATTTGTATTTACTTTCCTGGGATATTTTATCATTCTTGCTTACTAAGGAGATTATATGATGAAACTATCTGACTTTGGTTTGACTGTTCTAAAGAACTTCTCTACAATTAATTCTGGTCTGGTTCTCAATCGAGGAAAAAAGCAAAGGACCATTTCACAAGATCAATCCATTCTTGCTGAAGTGGAACTTGAAGATGATATTCCATTTAAATTTGCAGTATATGATCTGAACCAATTTCTTGGTAATATCGTAACTCTGGACAATCCCGATCTTATTTTCCAAGAAAAGTTTGTTCGTATGGATTCTGGTTCCATGAGTCTGAATTATTATTCATCTGCACCAGAACTTATTGATTCTCCTCCTGATAAGGAACTTGTAATGAATTCTCCTACAGTTGAATTTGATTTAAGCAATAATGATTTGACGAAGCTTCTTCGATTGGCTTCAATGAACAATCTTCCCACATTGACTGTTCTTGGTTCAAATGGTGAGATTAGATTGCAAGTTCATGAAAAGAATAATTCCACTTCAAACTTTGCAACCACTGTTCTTTCAAAGTATGAAGGAGCAGATTTTACAGTATCTTTCAAGACAGAAAATCTGAAGCTTATTCCTGGAGATTATCATGTGAAGCTGAAAGAGAATGCTTTTGCGATCTTCGATTCTGTAAATAGTTCACTTCGTTATTTTATTGCAATCGCGAAATAAGGATACACAATGTCTTTGCTTGGTCATAATAAATCAAATGTGAATGTCAATTCTCTGACTCCTGAACAAAAGAAGGACCTCAAAAAGGTAATTCAAGAATTGGATAATTCTCTAACTCGAATCGCAGCAGAAAGGGAGTATCAGAAGGAAGCTATTGAAGAGATTTCAACAAAACTGGGTCTTGATAAGAAACTGGTAAAGTTGATGGCCAAGGTACATCATAAGGCCAATTTCAATGATACTGTGGAAGAAAACAAGACCTTCGAAGAGTTTTATGATATGGTAATCAATAATGGAGAATAACATGTCGGACGATAAAGCCAAAGAACGGATGCAAGAAATGTTTGTACCTATTGACAGGCAGATTATGATGTGCGATAATTATAATGATCTGTTGATGCTGGCATCTGTCATGCTCACAAGTGCTGTTCGCATTTATGATAGTCAATTAACAGAAGAGGGGCGAAAGAAGCTTATGAAAAGGTATGTCTAAAATGAGTGATGAATTCCTTTTTGTTGAGAAATATAGACCAAGAAAAGTTTCGGAATGCATTCTTCCTGAGAGACTGAAAACAGTCTTTCAGGATTATGTTAATAGCAATTCGATTCCAAATCTCATGTTGACTGGTACTGCCGGTGTCGGTAAGACGACAGTAGCCATTGCCATGTGTGAGGAAATTGATCTAAATTATATCTTCATCAATTCGTCAGAAGAGAGAGGTATTGATACATTAAGGACAAAGATCAAGAACTTTGCATCAACTGTTTCGTTGACTGGCAATCGAAAGGTCATCATTCTTGATGAGGCAGATTATATTACACCAGAAGCACAAGCGGCCTTGAGAGGTGCGATTGAGGAGTATTCTTCGAATTGTACTTTTATCTTTACATGTAACTTCAAATCTAGGCTGATTGATGCTCTACATTCCAGGTGTTCTGTAATTGACTTCACATTAAAGTCTGATGAAAAGCCTAAGATGGCGTCAATGTTTTTTCGCAGAATTTGTGAAATTCTTGATGTTGAAGGTATCGAGTATGACAAATCAATTATTGTCAAGATCGTGGAAAAGTTCTTTCCAGATTATCGCAGAACACTAAATGAGTTGCAAAGGTATTCAAGTAGTGGTAGAATTGATTCCAGTGTTCTTGTACAGGTATCTGAAGTCAAGAGTATTGCAGACCTTGTAAAAGCTTTAAAGGAAAAGAACTTCTCTGGAATGCGTAAGTGGGTAGCTCTCAATTCTGATATTGATCCATCACGAATCTATAGAAAGATATATGATGGACTTTATGATTCTATGAAGCCTGAGAGTATTCCGCAAGCAGTTCTTATTATAGCCAAGTACCAGTATCAGGCAGCATTTGTGGCTGACCAAGAAATTAATCTGGTTGCATGTCTCACAGAAATCATGGTGGATTGCGAAATGAATTGACAATCTATCAGAATGATGCTACTATATCACTTAGATGATCAGAACATGGAATTGTCAGTATCATCATGAAGTCCGTGCAATAGTGCCAGAACTTCAAAAATAGGAAAAATGATATGTCTAAATTTAGCTCATTCACGATGAATTCTCAAGATATTGGTTGTATGGATTATTCGGTGCTTGTAATGAGCATCAGAGAATTCATTCATGATTTTCTTCCAGAAACTGATCTACTTCCAATTCATCAAAGAATTGATGTTTCAAATTATGGAACTGAAGATCGAAATAATAAAAATCCAACAAAGCGCCAGGCTATCATTGGATCAGTCTTCAAGGGTATTGATATTTCAGAAATGAAAATCAATGAAAGAACACAAGAAGAGCGTCTAAAGTTTTCCGAGAAATATGAGTCCATCGACGGTGGAAATCGTAAGCGTGCAATTCGTGACTTCTATAATAACAAATTTCGATTGAACTCGAATTATAATTCCGACATTGGTGCGAAATTCTATTATGAATTGAGTGATGATGAAAAAAATAGATTCATGAATTTCAAGATTCGGTTTGTTGTTTATAGAAAACTTACTCCCATGCAAAAAGCACATGTGTGGGAAACTACAAACAACAGCACACCAGTCAATCATCAAGAAATGATGAATGGTGTTGGTGATATACCCGTTGCAAATATGATTCGTCAATTTGCAAGAGCTGATAATAGATTGAGAAGCTGGAATCATCCTCTATTTGAAGTAAAGTATAACAAAGACAATAAAATTATTGGAGAGTGGCTATCTTTTGATCCTACACGATTGACATATGATCGTCTTGTTGCTCGAATTGCTTCTGTGGTTCATCAGAACGAAAAGCCAAGTTCATGTGACGATGCAGAGATTGAAATTCTATATTGTGATCTTAAGATTGATGATAATAATATCAAATCTATGGAAAAGAAGATCAAATCGTGTCTAGATTTTATCTACGCTATTGCTAAAGAAAAGCGAAATACCATTTCACATTTCGCAAAGATCACGGAGGATGAATTTATCATTCTTATGCGTCTATATTTCACTTACAAAGATCGATATGATAGTTTCTCCATCAAAGATACTCGTGAATGGTATGACTATTTCAGACTAGCTTTTTCTGGTCTCAACAAGAAAAATCCATCGGATTATGGATTGGAAATGATCGATACCTATGAGAAAAATTCTAAAGAAAAGAAGATGCGTGCCGCTCTATTTTCTGAAAATCTGCGGAAACATCGCACTCTTCGATGGAATGATTCGGTAAAATGGATGGAAAAGTATTATTTAATTCCTGAAGAATTGATCGAAAGGAAGATTTTGATCGTTCTTGATTCGAGGAGAAAAATTAATCGTTCAGATCGTGAACTTTTGCTTAACAAGCAGAGAGGTCTCTGTTACATTGATGGAAACAAATTGATGCTAGAAGATGCAGAAGCTGGACATATTATTCCTCATTCTGAAGGTGGATCAACAAGTCTCGATAATATCGTAATGATCAGGCGTATTCATAATTCCAAAATGGGTTCTATGAATGTGGAAACATATAAAGAAATGTATCAACGGAGAAGCAATGTCTGATATCTTCAAAGACATAATTCCTTCGTTACTACAGAACAAAAGTTCTGTGGTAACCGAAGCTAATGAAAAAGATTATGTGCCTTATATCGTCAATAAGGCACTATCTTTTCATTATGATTGTATCCTGTATGCAAATGAGATGAACAAGAATCCTAGTGTAGACAAACTTTTACAGTTTCATTTTTTTCTAAATAGTGTAAGAGGGTATAAAAGACCCTTCCAGAAATGGATTAAGAAGGATACTATAGAGAATTTAGAAGCAATAAAGGAGTATTATAAATACTCTAATGAGAAAGCAAAAGAGGTTCTTTCTATATTATCTGATGAACAAATCACTACGATAAAAAAGAAACTAGATAAAGGTGGTGTAAATGATAAACATAAGCGACCTCGTGGAGGTGAAACTTAAAAATCCTGACGACTTTCTAAAAGTAAAAGAAACATTATCAAGAATTGGTGTTGCTTCAAGGAAAGATAAATCTCTATATCAATCCTGTCATATTCTACATAAACAAGGAAGATATTTCATTGTTCATTTTAAGGAGATGTTCTTACTAGATGGTAAGAAATCTGACTTTTCAGAAGACGACAAAGCCAGAAGAAACACAATAGCAAATCTTCTTCATGAATGGGAACTATTAGATTTGGTTGATGAGAATAAGACAGATTCACCTGTATCTAATCTAAATAAGATAAAAGTCCTTTCTCACAAAGAGAAATCAGAATGGAATCTAGTGACTAAATATACTATAGGAAAATCAAAATCCAAAAAGGAGTAAAACAAATGTTTAGCAACTTTCTTTCTGTAATGAAGGAAAAACTATCTGCTGCATACACAACTGTTAAGAATAATCTGCCAGCAATTTCATTCAAAAATATTAAACTACCAAAGTCAACTGCTGATGTTGAATGGGATAATGATGGTCAACCAGTGTTCAAACCAAAGAAGAAAAAAGACTAATGAGGAGTCTATATTATGACAGTGAGTTTAGGTTTTTATAAAACACATCCTGATGTGATTATACCAAATTTCTCTACAAAACAATCTGCTTGTTTTGATATTGCATACCAAGGACATGGTAAAAATTCATATGATGGATACAATGAAACTAATAAAAAATTTAGTAGACCAACACCCAAAGGTCAAGTATTCATCAACAGTCAAGAACGAGTCTTAGTGCCCACAGGATTGATTCTAGACATTCCTGTGGGTTACTCTGTTCGACTTCATGCTCGATCTGGACTATCAATCAAGAATGGTATTATCCTAGCAAATAGTGAAGCTGTTATCGATTCTGATTATGTAGATGAACTCTTTGTTCTACTATATAACAGATCAACTGTTGGACTATGGATTTCCACTGGTGATCGAATTGCTCAAGGTGAACTGATAAAACAAGAATCATATACCATGAAAGAAGTGAAGAAGAAACCAGTTCAGAAGAGTGATAGAAAAGGTGGAATGGGTTCTACAGGAGTAAAGAATGCTACAGCGGCTTAATTTTCCTATTGGCGGACCAGCAGATCCAGTATTGAATGTAAATGGTCCAAGGATAATCAACATCTATGGTAAGATCAAAATTAGTGTTGTAAGTGAGAATGATATTACCATAGAAGGACTAGAAGCAGTAAAGATCAAGACCGATGAACTCGATCTTGATGCCAGAAACATTAGTATTCAGGCAGAAGAAAATCTGTATATTGGTGCAGGTAAACATTTAGTTCAACAAGCACCAAGAATTGATTTGAATCCAAATGAGGGGAACTCGGGATATATAAAAAATGTTTAATGTTGCAAGAGGAAATAGTGTGGATACGGTAGCGTCGGAAGATGGCACTGGGTTTTGTTGTGGTTCCCCTGCTACACACAGTACAGATAAATGTTCTAAAACAGTTTTTGTCAATAATATTGGAGTTGTCAGACAAACAGATACTATGATACCACATCTCACAGCAGTTGGGGGATGTTGTGTAGAACATAAGCCACCAATGGTCAAATGCTCTACTTTAGTTTTCGTTGAAAAATTAGGATTGGCTAGGCTGAATGATATCTATATTCTTGGTGTAAATCATGTTGTATCTTCGGGTTCTCCAAATACATTTGACGGAAGTCCATCAGGATTTCCAGTATATACTGGTGGATAAAAATATACTTGACAACTCAGTAAAAATGTATTATAAATAGTATTGTTGAGGGTCTAAAGGTTTTGCGTACCTCAACAATACTATTTTTCATGTATAATTTTAGATTTCCATCCTTTATGATGACTGGCTTTTCCTAGAGCAACACTTCTTAGAGCACTACGATTTAAATTATTTTCTTCACACCATTTCCTGTAACCACCACTAATTATGAAAATTTTGCCGTCTGGACTAGTTATTTGGTAAGTAGTCCTACCATAAGATGGATTTTTTTCTGGATTTATTTTATATAATTCTTTTAAATATTTACTTTTTCTTTTTCTAGCATTTTCTCTTGCTTCTGGATTATTTTTGTAATAATTGATTTTCGAATCACTCATTTTCTTTTTTGTATCTTTACTGAAATTCCGAATTGCTCCGGAAGTTCCTTCACCACCATCAGTTAGATTTCTCAATATTCCTGTGGCATTATCTTTACGACCATACCAACGAATCAATCTTCTTTCTAATGATAATGCTCCAAGTTCTGTTAAATTCGATTCGCATATAATGATTCTAGATTTATCTTTAGGAGTTTTTGCTCGTTTATGGTTTATACTGTCCCACGCTCGTTTTCCTTTACCTTTACCGATATAATAAGGACTGCCATCTTCTCGTAGATATGCATAGACATAGAACTCTAATGAATTTGAAGAATAAATAGACATATGCTGGTACTCCTGTAAAGTATTAGAGTGGTTGGATGTTGGTAGCATCGTGAACCACAATATTATTTATAAAATTTTTACTTGACAATTATATGCCTATACTATATATTATAGTGGATTGGAGTTGCTTAACGAGGACTCCGATTACGAAAAACTTGCTTAAAGAGGAGTAGATAAATATGTCAGATAGATCACTTAATATCACCGATCCTTTCGGATTTTCTCGTTTATCAAAAGGCACAATTGGTTTTGATGATATGTTTAAACAATTATCATCATATTCAGAAAATCTTCAAAAAATGTCTTCAACATTTCCAAATTACAATATCAAAAAGACTGCTGAAAACATCTATGTTATTGAACTTGCTGTTGCAGGATTCGGACAGCAGGACATTGAACTAATTCTTGAAGATGGTGTTCTCACTGTCAAGGGTCAAGTATCAACTGATGATAAGGCAGATTATCTTTTCAAGGGTATTGCTGATAGAGCCTTCACAAGGAAGTTCACTCTTTCGGATACTGTTGAAATCCAGAATGCAGACCTGATTAATGGTATGCTCAAGATTTGGCTTGAGAAATTTGTTCCAGAAACAAAGAAGCCAAAGAAGATCGAGATCAATAATAAAGAAACTTTCCATCATCAGGTGTAATTATGTTAAATAAAGTAAGAAATTTTTTCAGTAGATTTTTTGATAAAAATCAAACCAAATACAAAAAAATTACCATCAGTAATAGATATCCTTTCTATATCTAATGAGAATGGGTGGAGATTTCTTCACCCATTTTTACTATATACTTTTATAGTATTTCATAGGAGATATCATGGCACAGGTAAATTCAAAAACAGAGATACAGAAATTACTAAAAGATGTTGGATATTACACGGGTCCTATCGATGGTATTTTTGGTATTGATACATTTAATGCCATCGACAAATATCTCCAACTCAAGAATATAAATTACAAGTGGACCAGAGCCAGAAAAGCAAAGGCTATGGAACAACTTCTTTATCAATCATTGGGTATTGAAGTTGGTACTATTGATGGTCTTGAAGGACAAATGCTACAACATGCCAGAGAAGTTTATGAAGCAAGTCTTGTAACCACTTGGCGTGATAAAGCCGATGTTATCTATCCACCAAAAGTCAGTAAAGAAAAGATTTCTCTTCAGGACATCAACATTTATCAGTTAGCATTTATTCGTGGTATTGGTGAAACAGAGACAGGTTTTTCCAAGAAAGAAGCATATTCAGAAGCATATAACAAATCAACCAACAACAAGAATGTGAAACAATATGGTCAAGATGGTGCAGACTATGGATATTATCAGAACAATAATCTTGATGTAAAACAACTGATCAATTCTGGAGTAGATGCAGAGGTTGCTAAACATCTAAATGGTGGTGGCAAAGGTGGTAATTCAAGTATAGAAGAACAGACCTTGGCAATGCATTATAGACTAAAGATGAAATATTCAGAAGTCTATGAAAACATAAAAGATGGTTCTATGCAGTCGTTTCAAGTAGCTACAAAGACAATGAGAAATCATTGGTTTGGATTAAAAGATAGACCAGAAGTTGCTTTGGCTGCATGGAAGAAAGCT